TACTATAAATCTACTGACTAAAACACTATATTTACTATATTTCTATCCAAGTGACTAATTCAATATTTTCGACTATATCACCGTACTCGGTTTCTGAATTTTCGTCACATACACTGTATTCAGACTCTTCTTCTAGAATCCCGCACCAGCCCCTAGTTATTTGACAATTCTCAATTAACTTAAAACTATCTCCTAAAGAGTCAGCAACTCCATCCCTTTGAATAGCAGATGCTAGTGCTCTAGAAACAAGTTCGTTATCCACATCTACCTCACCTAAGGTGTAGTAGACGATTCCTTCTGAGTTGTTTTTACTGTAGCCAGAACCAGCCCACTCACACCAAAGCTCTTCCCCAGGTCTTGTGTCTTTTTTCATTAGTCCTTCTAGGCTCTACTCATCTTCTGTAGAGTAAAAATTAAACTCAAAATCTTTTGAAAACTCGTCATCGGTAAAATATACCTCTTCTTGATTTTTTAACTCGTATATTCCAGCAATAGTTACCGACCCGCACATACAGCAGACCTCTACAGAGCCAGTGTTCACTATCTCTGGCATATCTACACCGACAAGTTTTACAAGGATGTTTCCATCCTCGTTCACACTCTGAGGCTCCCATTTAGAGTGCTCTTCCATCCAGCACAGTTCGCAAAGAGCCATAGGGCTAAGCATTGAACTGTCTTCCATATATAGCCTTTCTCTAGGCATATCTAGTAGGACAATTCTAGTTGTATTTTCCATTCTAGATTTATTTTAAATCTGTGTTTATAGAAAGTCTTTTACGTTTCCTTATATCGGTTCTCTCCTTGGGGGTTAGTCCTCCCCAAAAACCAAATAATTCGTTTTTGATGGCCCACTCGGCGCACTCACCGATGTGAATACATTTTCTACATATGGAGCCTGCCATAGCGTATGTACTCATCGAGTCAACTCTCATATCATCTTTATCATCAGTGTAGAACATCTCTACACCTACTTCTGAACATAACGGTTCTTCAAATTCCCATGGGCTACGAGACACTTGGCTCTCCTTTTAAAGTTTGGTTATCTGGTTATTGACGTACTAATTAGTTTTCTTACTCTCCAAACTTCCTACTTCATAACCACATGCAGCATAACCAGCAATATCAACCCAAGTGTCAGGTTGGAATCCAGACTTAGAGGCATACCTAGCCACCTTGAGCCCCACCATCATCATTGCAACATCTTCGTTGGTAATTTCAATACCTAGAGTTACAGACCAAATTTTTGCTGTTCGTTCAAAATTATCCTCAGGTTTTCCGTATTGCTTATCTCTTTCCCCCGAAATAATTCTGGCAGCCTCGCGTAGTGCTTCAACACGTAAGGTAGAAGTTTCACTAGTTGTCGTTGTTTCTTCTTGATTATCTGATGTCATCTTTTATCCTCGCTATAACTAGAGCATTGTATTTTTGGGGAAGATTTTTATCAGCAGTGTTATCAACACTTACTTCGTAATTAACGTATTTTAGTGGGTCATCAGAATTTATGGCAAGGTAGGAAGATATTTCTTCTTTGATGTTGTCAATAATTTCTTGATGATTGTCCCCACCTACAGAGAACTTATATGTAACCGTTTTCAAGTTACAAGCGCTTTTCTAGTTGGTCTGGTCTCAAATGAACTCCGTCTAGAAGAGGAGTTTTATTATCATCGCTTTTGAGAATAATATCTCCATAGCGAATTCCTACAACGCGACCCGTTCTTCCATTAAAGTCTTTACCACTCTTGTCATCAAAAGCATCAGACTTTATTCGCACATAATCTGCTAAAACAATAGATCCAGGAGTGACTTGAACCCAGGTGGCTCCCTTTTCTTCCTTTACAAGGGCGTGACCTAATGACAACTTAGCAAAGATAGCAATAATATCTTTAGAGTAGTCAACTTTGTGTTCCTTGTTCTTTTCTTTTATTTCCTCCCAAGACTTCAGAAGGGTCAGAACAGAGTCACCAACAATTCTTCTGGTCTTGTTTTTTGTCAGTTGCTCTTTTACCCAGGCAATATCTACATCAGCCATTTTTTATTCCTTTCCTAGTTAGTTTGTTTACTACTTTTGTAACAGTATGTTTCCTATATTTTCTTTTACACTCTCCCACGAGGGTATATTTTGAATATAAGATTCCTTTTGCTTTTTAGACAGTTCAACTCTTTCTATAGGGCTCATCTCCTCTATAGCGTGCGGCAGTGTCGACCACTCTGGGCCCATACTTGTAGTCAATCTCCAGTCAGTAACTGCAGGAACCCCCACATACAGCGCCTGTGACAGGGTTGGGAACCACCAAGGGTTTCCAGATTTATAGACTGAAACTAGTGCGCCCATAGAACTATTTAATCTAGTTAATATGTCTTTGTTACCTTCCCATTTAGTTGCTCTGTAGTTGACCTGAGGGTTAGATAGAGACACAGATACTTTACGATACCAATCAGTTTTAGGGTTGTCGATACACCAATAACTTCCATCAGCATAGTTTTGAATCGGGTTATTAATTTCTAAAAGGGCAGCGTCTGGTGAGATTAAAAATAATTTTGTTCTATCTACATTAGGTATGTACTTAGTGACTATTTCTTCCTTAGACCAAGGGTAGGAGGGGATAATTGTTTTAGGCCAAGCGTTTCCATAAAGTTTTTTAGCACCTTCTATGACGTTTTCATAGTTCTTAGGTTCTTGAGCCAACTTATACTCTCTTTTTTTAGAGTGAAAACTTCCAAAGAAGGAGTCAGGTTTTCTGTATATATCTCCCAAACTAAAATAAAGTTTGTGGGGGTCAATAGTATCCATAAACAGAGATAGAGTTCCTAAATCACTAGCGTGATTAATTACAGACAAAGCCCCATATACCCTGTGGGATGCAATACCTGTTGGCTTAGAGACGCCCACCAAAATAGAGTCATACTGAGACAAATAATCTTTATTCATAGTTACTGAAGGGTCTTGCCAAGTAACATCAAAACCTAATTCAGTCAGAGCAATATTAATAATTCCAGCAAATGAAGGGTTCTTTTCGTTTGTATTTTTGGACGCATGAGACGCGGTGCACCCTGTAATCAATACCTTCATAGAAACCTCTTATATCTAAGATGATTACTAGATGTTGTTGTACATTCCCCTGAACAACAACAACACCTAGTAAACTCTATCTTTGTTTAGAAAGGAGCAGCGGGTGCTGCAGATGGTGCTGGTGCAGGAGCAGGTGCTGGTGCAGGAGCAGGTGCGGCAGCAGTTACTGGTGCTCCAGTAGCAGGTGCAGTGTTTGGGTAGTAGTTCTTAATTTCATTCTTCTTAGAACCATTCCAAGTACGTGTTCCAACTTGAGCACGAAAACGCTTACCATTAATTACTTGCTCAATTTGAGCATTGGTTGGCGCTGGTTGTTGTAGGAAGTAATCACGAGGAACACCAAGAGCATGCATCTTCTTGAAAAAGATACCAAGAGCAGCAGGACTATCTGGAGAAACAACTAAGTTATCCCAAACAAGACGCTTGTTGTGAGCGCCACCCTCAACCTGTGCTTTTACAGAGAACATTGTTTTGCCACTCTGTGTCATTTTGTGTGTGGCTTCTACAACTACAACATCGTAATCGCCATCTGGAAGCGGATCATAGTTTCCTGATTCGCCTGCTTCTTTGATGAGGTCACCCCAGTTTAGAGTACTCATGTGTTATACCTCTTTCTTTTCTTTAGTGGTTTTTTCTTCAGCAGTTTGCTTAACTCCAAAAATAGTATTAAGCATTACTTCAATTGATAACTTATCTTGCTCAACGATAGAACCTAGACGACCTTGTACTCGCTCGCCAGCCTCGTACTCGTTTGTTCTCTCCACATACATACGCCTTACTTTGTAAGGTGCTTGCAGCGGGTCTGGGTTTGGCATTTGCTCTACTGTCAACGCACCAAGAATGTCGTAAAAATATGGTGCTTGAATTGCTAGTTGACCTTGCAGATATGGGCGGTGTCTTGCATCCTGACTTGTTCTTGACATAGCAGTCAATACAACTGCCTCAAGAGGATTTGTAGCGTGCATAGTTAAATCGCGAAGGTCACGAAGAAGACCGCCCATGTGGCGAAGTAGTTCTCCCCATTGTTGCATCTTCATTTGCTCTGTGCCAGCGATACTATCCATACACTTCACTTGTAGTTCAGAGATTGAGTCAATAATCAAACTCTTGAAGTGATGCTTTCCAAGTTGTAACCACTGATAGACCTTAATAACAGTGTCGTAGTCACGAACAGTAACTACAACAGTGTCCCAAGTGCCATCAGCGATTGGTGGTTCCTCGCGAAGAGGATCCCAATACTTAACAACGATAGGTAGGAATCGGTGCCCACCCTCAACGTCAAGCATGAGTCGTGGGTATGGAGCAGTTACAGCAAAGGTAGATTTACCTACCTTACTTTCACCATACACCATAACCGTAAGAGAGCGTTGGATATCACTCATACGTCACTCGCCTCCTTTAGTTTGTGTTTCGTAGTATGCATAAGGATCAGTCTCCTCATACATTTCACTAAGTGCTTGTTCAGCGGCGCTTCCGTCGTCAAACATTGGGCAGATAGCAAAAAATTGGCATTTCCATTTACAGTCACGACTTGGTTTCGGGTAAGCATTGAATGCATGACTCTCACCAGAATCTAAAGCATGTCTTACTCTCATTAGGTCTGTGATTGTTCCGTGAATTCTATTCCAAAAAGAACGCATAGTAAAGATGTTATGACGAATTTCTATTTGGTCATAGAAGGGAGGCTTAGCGGCCGCGGTTCGGCGAACCTTTTTAAGAAGAGTAAATATTCCACCTTCGCTTCTTTCTGCTTCATCTCTTTTAGTAGATTCTAAAAGCATGTATGTCATAACCTGCTCATTCATGTGAGCCATATTTGAAAACTCAGATAGAGAGCCTCCTACAGTTTTAAAGTCTCTAAACATTCTTACGCCATCAGCCTTACGACGAACGCGCATATCAAGTTTTCCTTGAAGTTCTACTTCACCATTAAACAAGGGTGCAATAATTGTTTCTTCGGTAGATATCATCTCTAGTTCGGCGTCAATTCCGTTTTCTTCTACCCACTGCTCATAACCTTCGAGCATGATTCGACCTAACTCGCCTTCTGTTTCAAGGTTAGATACGTCTCTAAAATCTTGCAGTAAAAGTTGTTTGTCTTGCTCAATTAATTCAGCGTGTGCAGTAAGCAGAGGAACACCCTGAGCATAGTGAGCATCTAAAGCGGCGTGGATTCTACTTCCCATAGCAAGTGGGCCAGTCATGTCTTGATTTTTAGGCTTTAGTCTACGATAGTAAGTCAGCCACCACCTACGCCGACAATCTTTAAACGTTTGTAGTTCTGAGTTAGATAGTCTTATAACTCCACTCATAGGTTTCCTGTCTTATCATCTTGTAGTAGTTTTAGAAGTTGGTCTTTGTCTTTAACAATTTGTTCAAAATTATCGGCTTTAGTTTCTAAAACTTGGATAACTCTTTCCTCTATAGTTCCTTCCGTAACATAGTCGGTAATTACTATAGAGTCATGTATTTCGCTTCCGATTCTATGTACGCGGTCTAGTACCTGCTTGTAATCAACTAAAGACCAAGGTCTTTGAAGCATTATCAGGCGACGAGCAGCGGTAAGTGTGATTCCAACCCCTCCCGCTTGTGCTGTGAACAGAATCCATTTTATGGCTCCAGATTGGAAATCGTCAATAGCCTTTTGACGTTCATCTTCATCTTGGTCCCCTGTGATTAATCCATGTGGAATTTTTTTCTTTGTCAACTCTGCGCTGAGCAGATTAATAAGTTGTTTAGAGACGGCACTTACCGCTACAGAGTCATCTCCAAAGTCCCCGTTTTCAATGTCATCCATCAAAGCATCAATTTTGCAAGAAGGAGAATCTAATACTGCCTTAGGCTCACCAGTTACTTCGTTAACAACAATCGTTGCATAAGAACTAGCAAACTGAAGAAGTCTTATCGTCTGAGTTAGAACGCTAGGTGCTGCAAGAGTGTCTCCAGACTCAAGTTCAGATATCATCAAATCTCTCATCTGTTGATAAGCTTTTTTCTGTTTAGTTGACATCTCTACATCTCTGCGCTCTTTTAGAACTGGAGGTAGATTAGGTAGTACAACTTTTTTAAGCATGCGTCTCATATATGGATTGATGCTGCTATAAAACTCATCTTGCATCTGAGGCTTAACGCCTATGACCATCATTCCGCCAAAAGCGTTAAGCATTACATCAACCATTCGGTCAATCCATTTTGTCTTGCTAGGCCAGTCCTTAGGAGAAATCCAGTGAAGTATTGACCAAAGATCTACAACATTATTAGCAATAGGTGTTCCAGTTAGTGCAAAGCGAATCTCGGCGCTACCAGAGGCAGACCAAAGAGCACGAGACTGCTTTGATTTAGGGTCTTTACTTCTATGAATCTCGTCTGCAACTACTGCTTTAAATTTAAAACTGTTTAACTCTCTTAGATGGACTTCGCAACGGTTCTCGCTAATTTTTTCATCTTGACCCCCGCAAGCCTTGCACCTTGTTAAAGAGATAGAGCCGTAAGGGGAAAGTCTTGAGTGAGAGCGTAAGGACTCCCAATTGATGATAAAGATTTCTGCTGGTTCTTCAAACTGCTTTTTGCGTTGAAGAGCAGAGCCTTTGATAACTTGTGTATCTACATCTGGCCACCATGTAGCAAACTCTCTTGCCCAGTTACTTTTTAGAGTATTAGGGCAGACAATTAAGATAGGGAAAACATCTTCTCCTCTATCGTGTAGTTCTTTTAGGGCTCTAATAGCCTGAGCAGTCTTACCTAAGCCAGGTTCATCGGCTAGGAGGGCTCTTTTAGCAGTTGCTAGAAAGGCAACCCCTGCTCTTTGATGAGGGAACAGCACCTCATCGCCTTCATAGGTCTCTAACTCTCTCAAAGCGTTAGCAGGAGCAATTCTTGTCTCTAATTGATTGGCAGCCCAAGCGCCTAAAGTAGGCTTTATCTCTAAATCACTACGAAACGTTGAGCGTAGGGCTAAGCAGGTTGTCCAGCTTAAGGGGACTCTCCAAACCTGCTCAGAAGCGCTCCAGGAGGCCCCTGGAAGGCTTTTACAGAGCTCTTTGTAGCGCCAGTCAGCACTTATGAGGATGTGCTCCCCTTGAGCGTCTATATCTACAGATACTGCCACGCTGACTCCTTACCTATATATGGACTGAAATATTTTTTAGATTATTTTTTTCTGTCCATATCTATTTTAGCAGAACTACTGGCTTCCAACCGCTTTTAACCAACTTTAAAAGGGCGTGTCGTATGGCATCGTTTGCGTGCCCTTCCCCGCCTTTATGCCAAGTACCTAGCTTTTTTAGAGCCTCGTTGGGGAACATAGTTTTAGCATCAACAGGGGATTGAAAAACAATTTTTTCAGGGTCATATTCCTTAGTTCGACACATATGCTTTAAAACCCCTATCTGTTCAAGGCTAAAGGGTGCCTGTGAGTTTCTTACTGTTTGAGCAGTAATAACAAATCGTTCACAGACCACCACAACATTATCGTAGGACTGGGTAGAAGAAAAAGCAATAGACATAGCAGTCTCTATCCAAGAAGCAAATGTCTCTGGGTCAACCTCTGCTGACATTTTTACTACGGGAGTCTCTTCTGGCAAGCCAGACCACTCAACTAAACAAACCCCTGTTGCCTTGCCAGGATCTACAGACACTATGTATTTCATTTAATACTTTTCTCCCCAATTCTCTAGTGGACCATCTATTCCAGCAGTTAGCGGAACATCCCAGCCTTCAGTAGTTGTCATACACTCCTGAACTATTTTCTTAAACTCTTCTGCTTTCTCTCTAGGTGCCTGTAAAACAATTTCATCGTGGACAGGGACAATAAGGTATTCGGTTAAATCTGCTTGGTCAAGTTTTATTAAATTACTTTTAAATATCTCAGCGGCACCGCCCTGAATCAAGTAATTAATTAGAGTGTAGACACGTCCTTCGTCGCAAGGGATTTTACGACCAGTCCAAGTGTAAACGTAACCTTGACCTTCATCCCTCTCCCTGCGAACACCAAGATTTTCAATATCTTTTTGAAACTTAATCATTCCTGGATAACGCTTATCAAAAGCATCTGATACAGATTTCATCTGAGACTCTAGAACTCCAGCGGTGATGGCCTGCTTAGCCACTCCAGCGCCGTAGAGACGACCATAAACCATTCCCTTAATTAAGTTACGTCTTTTATCTGAACGAACCATCTCTGGTTCTTGATAAACCTCTCGACCAATTTCAGTAAATGGGTCTGAGCCAGTGGCGTCAGCGCGATTAAAAAGATTAATTAAATTAGGGTCTCTAGATAAAGAAGCAAACATACGAAACTCGACCTGGTCTAAGTCAGAGGTAATAATTACGTGGTCTTTATCTTTAGGTATAAAGGCTCTACGAACAGTGTCATCTCCCTTTGGCAGGGTCTGCAATGCTGGGTCAGTAATAGACATACGAGAGGTACGAGCACCTAATGTTTTTACAGAAGGGTGAACAATGCCATCAATTGATTTGTTTAAGAAGTTAAGGAAGTAGGTATTTGCCAGTTTATCTGCTTTACGCTGTTTTAAAATTGTTTCGGCAAGGTTTTTAACTTCATCATTGCCTTGAATAGTTAGTAAGTGAAGTTGGTCTTTACTTGCAGATTTTTGACCAGAAGGGGTGGTTTCAGTTATCTCTGCGCCAAGTTTTTCAAATAATCTTACTAGTTGAATATTGCTGGTAATACTAGTTCCAGCATAGGTTTTAGCAGCCCACTCTTTTACCGACTCCGTGTAGTTAATAAGTTCTTCGTATTTACGTTTCGAGTACTCTAAATCAACTCTTGCACCGTTTATCTCCATACGAGTAACTATTTTTCTAGCGGCCATCTCGATTTCATAGGCTTTGTGATAAGGCTGACCAGGACCACATTTTTCATAAAACTTTTCCCACAGGCGCATTGTTAAAATAGTATCGAGTGCGCCATAAGACCAGTAAGGCTCAAAGTTTGTGGGAACAGTTCCCCAAGTCCAACCATTTTTTGCTAGGTCGGTATCTAACTTATCTTGAAGATGAGCAGCGTGACCATCTACAAGTCTTGCTGATAGAGGTTTTAATCCACCAGGGCCAAGCGGGTCGATAAGGTGAGCCATAATCATCGTGTCATGTGCACGATGCCAAGGCATTTCCCAGTTAGATTTAATTGCAAACCATCGTGCTTCAAATGCAATGTTGTGACACACAATAGGGCCATCAAATTTATTCATTGCTTCATAAAAGACACCAGACCACTCTAACCAAGGAATAGACCAGCCATGCATACCATCGCCAACTTGAACTAAACGAATGTCCCCATGCCAAGGAGATAAAGCGTGGTCTCTAGGAAAGCCTGGTTTTTCTCCAGTTTCGATGTCTACAGCAATTGCACTGTGCGGCCGCCTTTGAGATAACCAAGAGATAAATTCATTTGCCTTTTCTACAGAGTCAACAAGGCTTACTTGAATTCCATCTAGTCCGTTTGTCATTTATCCTTCTGTCTTTTTCTCTAGTTTAATTCTTTTTTATAGAATTGTCTCTATCCTATAGATAGTGTCTATGTTTTCATCATTCTTAGAAGCAGCCTCTAAGAGTTCGCGAGCAACATAGGTAAGGTATCTTGCCCCACTTTCGTTATATTTGTAAAGCGCATCTAGTACAGGCTGAGGATTATCGCTTACCTGAGCCCAGTAGCGATACCTTTCTGGAAAAATAATAGGCAACGACCTATTAGGGGAGCACTCTTCACAGGGAATAGCGTCTTTTTCAAGATTTTCGGTATACTCGTCAATTAAATTATATCGTTCTACTTTTTCACAGGTTGCCCCGTGATAAATTAAAGAGACGCCTATACGAGAAAGTACGTAAGAACCGTTCTCAGTCTTGTAAAGGGCAAACTCAATCCAGCGCACCGAACCCTTACGCCACGAAGAGGATTTACTCAGCAGTTTCCCATTAAACTGTAAAGTCCTAGAACTATCTTTTACTTCAAACATAGTCTCTATTTATCTTGATTTTCAACAATTTTTGCTACATCCATTAATTGAGTCAGATCGGCTCGAAGAGAGGCAATCTGACCTTCATAATTTGCAGTAATTTCGCCAATACGTTGCTGTAGGACGATAATCATTAGCTCGTTCTTTGTCTTTGGTGTGTCCATTAAGTAAACGTCCTTGTTGTAGGTTAGTTATTAGGAAAGAGCTGTAATCCGTGCTTCTAGCGCTTCAATTTGTGCGTCGGCTTCGTCAATTTGATCGTTAGCGTCTGCGATTTTAGTAGTTGAAGGCGTTGATGTAGCGTTTTCCTCGATAATAACTAGCTCTGCGTTGAACTTGTTATAGTTGATGTTCTTAATGTGCGAGTTGATAACCGCAATTTTATCTGCCGCGGTTAAGTCGTAATCTGCCATTGTGTCTCCTTGTGTCCATTTAACGTCCTTGTAACGCTAAATTGTATAACAAAAACTCATCTCTATGTATTGATTTTATAGTCTTAGTATTGACTAAATATGTCAACTCCATTGTTCAAATCACTCAATACGCCATTTAAAACTGTCATATTAGAGTTTGCTCTTTCTATTCCTTCATGTATCTGGCTTATTTCTTCCTCTGTTGCTCCATTAGTATTAGATTCCAATAAGGCAAGTGTTAGATGGTATATTGCATTTTCATTATTCTTCATTCTTTCACCTACTAGACGTTTTTTATCGTCTATCGTGATATTTGTATAATTGCTCATATACTCTCCATTGTATTCTTATTAGTATTATACACTAGCGTCACCAAACGGCGTCGGTGATGGGTTAGTAGTTGTTGTGCTCGTTGCAGTGTTTCTTTTCCATGAGCTAGCTATCTGAGTTCCAGCCGTACCAGTTCGGCTTGCTCCAGTATATGGAATAACTCTTATTCTGTACCAAGCGTTAGATCCAGCGGGGGCAGCAGTCGTAGTGGAGTTAACAGTGCCAGACCCGCCACTTAGGGTAAGAAGGGTGCTAGTTCCTGCAGTATAGCTACTTGTAGGTGGTGTTGGTGATGAAGCTGCTCTATCAACACGTACATCGCAAGAGAGAGCATTAGCACATGTTATTGCGAAACTCATAAAAATAGGTCCTGCATTTGTATTTGTTGATTGAATTTGAGTTACTGAAGGTATAACTGGTGCCGCTGCCGTTGTAAATGAAACTGAGCCAGCAGTTGAAGTTCCTACAGCATTTATAGCTCTTACAAAATATGTATATGAAGTTGAAGCAGTAAGTCCACTTAAACTTTGAGTTAAAACGTTTCCTATATTTGAATAGCCACTTGACCCAAGTTGTGCTTCATAACTAGTTATAGCTGAGCCACCATTTGAGGGAGCGGACCAACTTATTGTAACTGTAGTCTGTGTTGGTCCAGATGTTACAGAAGGAGATGGTGCACTAGGTGCAGTCGGTAAAGTATAATAAATTGCATATAAAGTTGCTGATGATGTAAATGGATAACTTGCTTGGTTTGCATAGACAACAGATCCGCCAGCTGAGGTTGACCATCCAGAGAAAGCCTGTCCTGCAGGTGGCGTAAACCCAAACGCAGTTAAATTTGTGGCAGTATTTGCTGTTTGGCTAGCCATGCTTCCAGTTCCACCATTTGCATTAAACGTCACAGTAAATGATTGAGCTGGAGTTGAAAACGATGCGCCAGTTGTTGTTGCAGTGTCTCCAGTTGCTGATGTAATTACTAATGTTGGCGTGTACGAACTACTTGCAGATAATGAGACAGATTGAGATGTCTGAGACGACCCGCTATAAGAGCCAACACCTGACAATGACCATGAACTTTGGTTTGTAGATGTCCATGAAATAGTTGCGCTGGAAGATGTAACGGATGAGGAGGTTGGCCCGCTGTTAATGGTTGGTATTGTAAATGAGCCAGTGCTAGCCGCTGTTCCAGTTAGAGACGACCCTACTGCCCTAACTTGAAAAACATTGCTTCCGCTTAATCCAGTAAGAGAGACAGATGTTGATAAGCCATTATTTATCCAGCCTAGGCTATTTAATTGATACTCATAAGATACAACTGTGCCACCAGATGATGGTGCAGACCAACTAAATGTTTTTGAGCCAGCATTTCCAGTTGTTCTTGTTAAACTTGTTGGCACCCCTGGCGCATTTGGTAGTGTTATTGAAGTTGTTTTTAAAGAACCGTACGTATCTTCCCCATTTATAGGATACACATTAACTGTGTATGTAAGTCCAGCTGTGAGCCCAGAAATGTTGATAGGGCTTGTAGATGATGTGATTATGGTTGGATAACCTGTGTGAGAAGCCCCTGCCCTTACAACATCTATACTATAAGATGTCATATAAGAATGAGTAAATGGTATCTGTGCTTGTGTTCCAGATGGATATGTTGGTGTCCCCAAAGTAATTACTGGAACCCCGTATACAAGTTTATAGTTACTATATTCAGATGGAGAAGGTGTCGCTAGATTATATGCCTTAACTCCAAAATATAATGCTTTGTCTATCATATTTAACTGACTTCTATAATCAGTTGTTGGAACAGTTAAAGATATAGAAGTTGATGAGCTAACTGTCCCTTCATAATAATTAGGCGCAGTTGTTGTTCCAGAAGTAGCAGTATTTGAAAAAGATTGCAGTGTCCACTGTGACCCGCCTGGAGCGTATGAACCTAAATTGTTCCACCATATAACATCTGTAACTGGATGATTAGTGTTGGAGTTTAAATTAGACTGATATCTATTATTTCCAGAATAAACTATTGCTCCAGTTGAATAGGTGGTAACAGAAGAATAGACTGAGACCGAAGATATTGTAGACGCTGCAACATAAGCATTTCCAGATAAAGAAACAAATGTTCCAGAAGAATATGCTGTTCCAGCATTTGCCCATGCAGTTGGAGTGTCTACTGTATAAGTTATAGTGTTGCTTGTAACAGAACTAATTGTTGCATTTGATTTGTTAAATAAAGAATCCATTGATGTCACTATAAGCGTATCCGAGGCTTTATACCCATGATCTGCAGATGTTGTAAGTACTGCTATAAATCCAGATAAGGTCTTATTTGATACAGTCCTTGCTTGAGAAAATGTAAGTGGGTAACTCGTAGCACCACTCATAAAAAACCATCTATAGTCATATGATGTTGGACTATATGACCACGTTCCTATATTTCCATACGCCGTGTTTCCTACAGTTGTGCTTCCAGTAATTGATGGGAATGTTGAATCTGGAGTAGGTGTTCCATAATACACAATTACAGACGAGCTCTGAGAAGTTGCACTTGTTGAATAAGTTGAGTTTACCGCAGTTACAACAAAGCGGAAGTAGGAGGCAAATGCGGGAAAGTCTGAAACTGTAAGCGCGTAGGTAACAGTGTTTGAAGAGCCAGAAGAAGGGTTGGCAATAGATGTTGCAGAGCCTATGTTGGACCAAGATGAGTTATCAGATGACTTTTGAAAGACATACGTTAGAGACGTAGAGTTTGTCCAATAAAAGTTAGTGCCTGTAAGAGTTGAAGGATAGGCTGAGTTATTGCGGGAGATTGTTACTGTAGACGCGATTGTAGGAGTTATCGTGGCTGTAAAAAAATCTGACCAAACGCTGGCTGCTGTTTTTACTCTTCCTCTTATTACATCAGACCATGTGCTTAGCCCTGTCTTAACTCTTAGTTCGCTAACATTAGACCAGGTTGAGGCTCCAGTTTTAACTCTTATTGCCATTTTATAATCCTAAGCATATTGCAACCAAATATCTCCTATGTTGCCATCTGAAGATGACGTTGATATCAGTGTAGTTCTTATGTACACATTTCTAATATTTCTTGCTGATGTGCCGCCAACAGCAGTGTCCACATTAATAGTATTATCAAAACCGTAGAAAGTTGTGCTTCCAGACATTTTAATTGCTCCAAGTATTTCTGTCTCTATGCCTGCGCTCAGTGTAATATAGTCTGTGTCTAAATTAATAACTCCATCTGATAAAGCGGTTGTAGTTGATAAACTAACTACTTTACCTGCAGAGATAGCACCTCCAGTAATGGTTAAAGCATTACCAGTGAAAGCGCCAACATTTCCAGTTGTTACAAATGATCCACCAGTAATAGTTGCGGTAGAAGATATACTCCCTGAAAATGTTCCAGCGCTTATCTCGCCAGTCACAACTAATCCACCAGCCGATGAGTATGACATTGATTCACTGCCATCACCAACTTTAAAGGAACCAGTGTCGTACCAATAATTATTTGCATCAATCCATATACCGTCATTTGTACTATCTACGTTTGCACCAAAGCGTGCCGTGCCTCCAGTAACGTATCCCGTAAATGTTCCACCTGTCGCGTTAATATCTCCAGTTACAACTAACCCGCCAGCAGACGAGTACGACATTGACTCGGTGCCATCACCAACTTTAAAGGCTCCAGTGTCATACCAATAATTATTTGCGTTAATCCATATACCATCATCTGTACTGTCTACGTTTGCACCAAATCTTGCAGTTCCTGCAGTAACGTATCCCGTAAAGGTTCCACCAGTTGCGTTTACGGTGCCAGAAAATATAGCGTCACCAGTTGAGGCACTTATTGAAAACGTAGCGCCATTTCCTGCACCAGTGCTACTAGAGTTAAATCCAGCAAGACCTGCAGAGTTCATAACTATGCGTGCGCCTGTTGTTGGAGAACTGCCAGAGTAGACAGTGATTCCGTTAGTGTTTACAGCAGTTATTTGATTACTTGCATTGACAATTGTGTTTGCGCTCGGTTGAAGTGATGCTAATGCCGCGGCCTGTGCAGTAGGGTCAGTAACATCTACATAATCTCCCTGAGCTTCAGAGTAGACAGAAGCACTATTTGTAGTAGGATTTACAACCAGTAATCCTTCTTTTGGAGTATCAATTACATCTGCAGGATTATCACTAGTTACTACAGCAGTACCAAAACTAACCTCTTCGGCTGTAATGGTGCTAGGGGCTATAGCAGAACCCTTAATAACTCTATTTTGAAGCCTAGTTCGTATAGGCTTTCGTTCCATACGTCGTATACGTCTTTGTATGTCAGATATGCTATTTCCTAGATTCTTTCTACTATTACGTCTTCTACTAGACATTCTTTCTATCCTCCTTCCACTCAGTTTCAAGATTTAGTGTTACTTTTTCTGGAAAAGAAGGACTCTCTGGTACACCAACCGTGTACCCAACAATTTTACGAACAATTACATCACCTCTAGGCTCTAAATCAGTTGCTAAACGCATTCTAACAAACTCATCATCAAGAATTATTGAGCACCAGTCTCCTGGGTAGTAAGAGCCAACAACAGGATCAAGAGATCCATTAACATCTATAGTAAAAGTTGCCTCTGGAGGCCTAGACTCTCCTAAAAAGTCTAAAGCATAGTCATATAAAGCCTCTTTACCAGCAGCAACAGTATTTACATCATTTTTTTCTTCCATCTCATCTAAGAGCGGCCAACCTTGACTCAATAAATCTTTTGCAGCTGCTGCAGCATAAGGTTGGCTAGCAGTTCCATCTAATCCATCAGCAGAACCACCTACCCACATTCTAGTGGCAGATTTTTCTGCGTTTTCATTTAAAGTAAATTGAAAAATGTTCCCTGGATACTCAAAAACATATCGGTCAGCGCCTAAAACACTTAATGGATGAACTACTCCTATATACCCCGTGGATGCAGTGGAGGGAACGTTGTTATTATAAGAGTAGAAGGTAAAAGTAGTTGCAGTAGGAGCGCTGACAACAGCAAATGTTCCGTCAAATGATGAGCCAACATTTGTAACAACAGTCTCATCTCCTGCAACTAATCCATGGGCAGTGCTTGTAGTTATTGTTGCAATATTAGATGTTAGTTGTTTAAATGTTACAGCTATTCTTACAGGTGGGTCAGCAAAAGGAACAAAAGTAAATGTTCTAGTAAAACTATCATTTTCAAAATCACAATCGATTCTGTACTCAAAGCCTTCGAGTTCTTGAGTAAACTCTTCTAATATATTTCCAAAAGACTCTAAATCAGAGCCTCTAAATACTTTATTACTTGACCCTAAATACTTCCCACTTAAATCTTCAGTAGAGTCTATGCCTACATCAGAGTTAGAAGAATAAGAGCCATAAGTTCCAGCAACTAATCTACCGCCCCAAGAAACAGTTCCTCCAGAAACTGCTGTAGTAGCATAATTTAAACTAGAAAAAACTGTATATTTTAAAGTTTTAACATCTGGAGCCGATGCTACTACAAAATTACCATCGTAGTCACTTCCTATATTTTCAACAACAATACTTTTACCTGCCACTATTCCGTGATTACTTGATGTAGTTAAGGTAACGCTTTTATAGGAAGCCTCACCTGTATCGGCAGCAACAGCGGTACTACCAACATCAGAACTATCTACTGGTATTGTGAAAGTGGTACTGGTTGGTACCGATAAAACATTAGTAGTGCCATTTAATACAGATTGAATTGTAAAACTCACAGTTTCAGAAGATATAGCAAATAAAGTTGGTTTGTTGAGAGTAACAGTAGTTCCAACTATTTTCTCAACAATAGTATTAGCGCTAAGTTTTCCAACTATAGAAACTAACATTCCTGCTACTAAATTAGTAGCACTTGTAACTGTAAGGGTGGTAACTCCACTAGATGCAGAGGCTGTTTTACTATAAGAAACGCTGTTATCTAATTTTGATATGCTCACATAATCGCCTACTGCAAGCCCATGAGCAGAGCCTGTTGTAATAGTTGCAACATTAGAGGAGACTGCTTTAAATGTTATAGGTAGAGTGGTAGTAGATATGCTTTTTGAAGTTACATCATAACTCGTGTATGCAGTTACGGCAGCAGTTGAGATATTTACAGAACCAGTAACGCTATATTGAATAGTGGTACTAGTTGGGACTGCTGTAATAGTGCGATAGCCATCTAGTAAATCATCTACAGCTGCAATTTCAACAAGTTGACCTGGTATTAGGTCATGAGGTCTATCTAGGGTCAAAGTAGCAGTGCTTGAAACACAAAGCTTATTTGTTACTGTGTACTCTTCGTCCGTGGCTGGAAAATTTATACGCTCATCGCCATAAGCCTCGTCATGTAAAAAGTTATTTGTAACAAAATCTTCATTTAACCAGCCTAAAATATCCCTAGCAACATCATAAGAATCAACAACAGTTCTAGCCTGACCTATATCCGATGGGCTTAAAGAGAGCGTCGCAGCGGAGACAAAAGAAAAACTTGAAGCAGATGGAATCGCTGTTATTACATGAGTACCATTTAAAGCATTATTTAGCGCATAAACCTTTACAACATCTCCTACTAAAAATTCATGGTCTGTACTAGTGTAGATAGTTGCTGTACCAGAGGCTGCTTGGTATTTGCTACAGTAATAAGGCTCACTTCCATAATAAAGAGTTTGCCATACCATTCTATGATACAAATAACTTATAAACTCCGCGCCATCAACAGTTAACTTTTTATCAAGAGGAGAGTAGCTTCTACTCCATATAATTCCGCCCCAGACGCATACGCCATTTCTAAGAATATATATTGCTGTTTTTCCTGGCATAGTGTTCTCATATAGATTTAAATGAGCGTTTGCTTCAACTACAGGAATTGACCCAGAAAATGAACCTGCTTTACTCAGAGCCCTTCCGTAGGTGACATCTACAAATGGTATCTCTGACAACACGGTGTTTGTAAGTAAATCTACAGCGTAGTATCGATAATCAGCTGAGGTAATTTCATTAGTTGTCATTTTATTTCCTTAAGTTTTTTAAGTTTAAGCAAGCCATCCAGAGCGATAGTCTACAGATAAAGTAGCCGTTGAACTGACAGTACTGCCTGCGTCATAAAAACTAATTGTATTATTACCTGGATACAAATTAATCCAATCATTGTACACTTCTAATTTTGCTCTTGCTCCCAAATACTCTCCATTTAAGAATACAGACCTGTCGTAGGTGTTGATTTCTAAAGTATCTGGGCCATAAGTAAGAGTTCCACTTCCAGCTCCATAAGCCACATTAGAGCCAGTTGCCCCATATGTAAATGTAGTAGTTGTAGGGACACTAAGTACTACAACTTCCCCACTATAGGGAGAGCCAAGACCAGAAATGGTCACAACATCGCCAACAACTAATCCGTGAGTGGCAGTAGTTGAGAGGGTCACTAAATTATCAGTTAAGCCTCTATTATTAATTGTCTTAGTAGTGACATCTCTTAAAGTCCCTGTAATAGTAATGAGTTCTTCAGCAGTGTCGTTAGATATCACCGTTGGACCAACTAGTGGACCAGTAATAGTCAGATATACGCTAACAGGATAGTTACCTTCGTTTTCTATAATCTCGGTGCCATCAGCTGCTGGAGACGATGCTTCACATGGTATTAATACGTTTTCATACCCGTAGATGGAGTCTTCTGTATTCCACTTATACTTTATAGGATCTGCTGCTCTGAGTCCGATAGAGAACTCGGTGCGCCCGCGAGCATTTACTGTCTGTATTTCTGGGTCTCCGCTTAACCTTACATAAGATGCTTTAGTGTAAGAGCCTTCATCTGTTTTAAGCCATGCACCTGTATAAACTAGATTTGTAGCGGCAACAAATCTATCTCTAGCAGCAGCAAGTAAATCAGGGTCTGGGGTCAAAATGACACCTTCAAAAGTTATATTTCTTGCGTTGTATTTACCTTTAACATCGTATGAACCATCTCCCCAGCCTCTAGATACCTCAGGTATTGTAGGAGAAGGATGTTGCCACCAACCACCAATATCGGTAACTACCCAAACAACTCCATACTCATCAACTGTATTAAAAGTAAAATCATTTAAAGATATATCTGCCTGTAACTTCATTCCCGTTAAATGAGGCTGTGGGAGTGGAGTAAGAGCAAGATCAACGGACTTGTTTTCAGCCGCCTGCGTTATGTCGTCAAAATATTCTCCGACATAGGAGGCAGCCTCAAACAAAAATGCATCTGCATAAAATTTCTTACTGACCGTACCAGCTAAGGGTTGAACAACTGAGACTAACGCTCCAAGGGCTAATGCAGGTGCAGTCATTACGCCGACTAGTCTTACCCAATCGTTGCCTGGGAGGCTCTCTAAACCTGTTGTAGAGGTTGTGGAGATAAGGCTGCCGCCTGTCAGAGCGGTATACCAGCTAACGTTAATTTGTAGGGTGCCTGTCTCTTGCCCTTCAGGAACCTTTACATATACAGAAACGGCATAGGAGTTAGCAGCGCTCACAGAGATACGAGATGCAATTACTGCCCCCGAGTTTGTAGTTGCGGCCTTTGTAATCTCAAGACAGGAAGAGCCAGAAAATGAGTCTGTGGTGATACGGGCAATCGTTGAAGACCCTGTTGCAGACCAGCCAGTCGTATTTGTCTTAAACGAAGGGTTGACGATTAAGTTATCTCTTGCCATCTTATGCAGCTCCCTTACGAAGTTGGAAAGCAATCTGACGAGAGACAATAGAGGCAAGTTCTCTTTCGTCCATACCAGCAGAAGGATTTACTGTTACGTTTACAGTTGTTCCCTGTCCAGATATACGATCAATAATTGCTCTATCGCGAACAGATAGACCAGTAGGGTCTAAAGGTTCAATACGCTCTGGGCGACCTGCCTCTGCTACACGAGCAATAACTCCACCTTCTCGTGGAGCAACAATTCCTCCCTCTGCAAAACTTGCTAGATTAATACGAGGAAGGTTAGGAACCTTAAACGTGTTTCCACCAATAATTGGAACCCACTTAGGGACAGTAAAACTAAACTTTCCAACCGAGTTATTCCATGCATCTGAAATAGCGTTTATAACTGCAACAAAAGGAGCAAGAATTGATTTAATTGTATTCTTAATAGCGCTAAATGCCGCTGAGAAAGACTTTTTCATAGAGTCAGCAGCACCTTCGGTGTTGCCTGTAAGAAGTTGGAAGATTCCCTTTACAAAATACCACACGGCCTTGAAGGCTTCAATAATTCCACCAATGACATAGATAACTTTTTGAATTGCTCCAGAAAGAACACCAATGGCTCTAACAAGAATAAAACTTAAAATAGGAACAAGGGTTACTGCTAAGAAGTTTCCAACGCTCTCAAAAAGAGAGCCAACACTTTTAATTGATGGCATTATGCTCTCAATTGCTCCCATAATATCTTTGAATGCTCCTTTAAGAGCACCAAGAGCGCCGTCCACCAAAAGCATAAATGCTTCCCTAAGTTTTTCACTTTTTATAAATAAAAGTGCAATAACAGCAACTACCGCAGCGATAACGGCAGCAATAGCAATAAGAGGCCCTAAAGCAATTCCAGTGGCAGTAGATATCGCACCAAATGCAGTACCAATAAATTGCAATGGTTTTAGTATTTGAGCAAAAGCGCCGATAAGAACTTTAGCAAAAAATCCGCCAACTTTAGCAAGGAGACCAAAGGCAGCAAGAAGAGGAAGAATCTGAGCAGAAAGTTCAAGAATACGCTGACCTAGTTCTGAACGTAAAAAATTATTTAAAAATACAAAAGCAGTTTTTAATGTCTCAAAGAAGATTGTTACAGAGCCAGCCTCTGTAACTAGTTCTATAAATTTAGCAAACTCTATTAGGAAGCCACCAAATGCTGGAAGCGATGCGTCTAAGTTTTCTCCAACTCGTTGGAATATGTCCGTCACAACGTTTAGTTGATCTAGGAAAATGCCAAGGCCTTTATTATCGGCTAAAGTAATAAATCCGCCAATTATATTGCCAAGAAGAGTTAAAAGTTTTGTTCCATTTTCAGCGGCATCGGCAAAGAAGTCTTTTAGAGGACGTCCATCAATTTCGGTTATGTTCTTAAATCTTCCAGTTACTTCTTTTAGATAATCTAAAAATATCTGTCCACCACTACCTGGACCAACGTTGGCAGAGATAATTTTTCCTAAGCCACCAAATACGTTTCCAAAAATCTTACCTAAATCTTTTAGGATTCCTTTAGCAATTTGAAACTTATCGTTGAGTTTCTCTACACCTTCTTTAGTGTTAAGAGTCTCTTTATATGCTCCAGTTACAGTAGCAATCCACTTAGAAAACTCTTCTGTAAGAGGGCGAGCAGTGTCAAGAAGGATTAAAAAAATCTCGTAAAGGTTAGTTGCGGCATCACCAAAGTTGGTCAATACTTTATCGTTAGATTTCCAAATTCTTTCCAGTCTTTCTAAATTTTCCCCTTTAGTGACTGCTTCGGAAAACTTTACAGCAATTCTTCCAATTACATCGCCAGTCTCTTTAAGAAGTGGGATTAGTCTTGGAAATAGTTTAGTTCTAAGATTTTCTAAAGCAGTTTCCAACTGTGGAAATAGCTTTTCACCCGCTGCTGCTTTTAAGTCTTTAAGTGCTGGTATAAAAGTGTTAACCATGTATTCAGCAAAGGCTCTTGCCTCTTTTGATAACTCTGCTAAGGCGTCAGCATAAGCATCTGTTGCGTCTTTGTTGTTTTTTATATCATTGACGGCTTCTGCTGCCTCATCACGTGCTTCAGTGGCACTGAGAATTGAACGCTCATTGTCTTTTATTGTTTCGTTATAGCCATTAGTAGCATCTTTTACTGCCTCTAAAGCACTAACAACATTTTCTTGACCATCAACAAGAGCTTGCGGACCCTTTTTAGCAAGTTCAGCATTTTTGGCTTCTGTCTTTTTTAAGTCATTATTAGCATCAATTGCTTTTCTATAATTTAAATCCGCCTGAGCAAAAGCAAGTTCTGCTTCTTTACGAGCACGAGAGTTTGGTGGAAGGTCTGATACGCGAGCCAAAGACTCACGTGCTTTTTCTAACTCAAGTGCAGCCTTTTGTTCTGCAATAGCAGCATCTTCTGATTCAAAACCAATTTGCTGTAACTGTTCAATTGCTTGTTCACGAGCATCAAATAATTCTTTTTCAGCATCAATAATCTGTTTCTTTGCTTTTTTCTCTCTAGTTGCAGCATCTTCATAAGCATCTGCTAGCGCCCTCTGTGCTTTAGTGAGCCTATCTTCTGCTTTTTCAAGTGCTTTTGATTTATCTGCCCCAGCTTTTTTGGCTTTAGTTCCAAGTCCAATTGCCTTGCCAACTCCAGAGAAGGCTAATTTAAGAGTGATAGCCGCCTGAGCAACAGCGGTAAAGCTTTGCCCAAGAACCGCCAAAGCCGGTAAAGTCGCAGCCGAAATAACTGAACCGAGAGAAAGTAAAGATGTTCCAAGTAATCCAATAATGCCACCAAGGGCGGCTAAAATTGGTTGAAGAGCAAAACCTTTTCGTGTTAGAGATGAAAACGCTTCTTTAGCTGCAACGCTTTGCTTAATAAGGTTGCCAAACATATTTCCACTATTATTGCGTCTAAATCCTTTTTGAAAAGACCTACCAACATCATTTCCTGCTTGGTCACCAATACGATCAGTTCCCTTAAAAGCATTTTTAATGTCTTTTTCAACGCCAGTAGTGATGGCCCGAACAACTATAAATGCATCACCTACAACTGCCACGTGCCATCACCTCCCGACATTCTTAGCCCAACGGGCCGTCTAGTAACTTTCCAAATGGTTTTGGAGAGTTTTCATTAATCTCTGTAGCAGGAACAAATGGTTTTACTGGTGCCTTCTTCGGGTCAAACGGAGTTATATCGCTATAATCCATTGGAGCGTTTTCAAAGTCACCAGATTGCTCATTTGAACTTCCACCATATGTATAAGTTTTGTCATAAAACTCTCTATACATAATCTTTCTAATCTTGTTCTTTGCGTCAATTTGTTCTCCACTAACAGCGTTAGTAAAATCTTCTTCAAATAAGACGTGTATAACGTCTAACATTTCAGAAGAAGACAACTCAGAAAGCTGTAGGCCGCTCATTAGTGCTTTTCCATTGACATAAGGCCAAAGGTCTACTGCCCACTCAAGGAGTCCTCTGGCCCCGGCGTAGGGCGGCTTGAATATTGCTCCACTAACCAGGAAGTAAGTTCTCCTAACGTTTCTACAGTTACGATTTTTTCTGAATCTTCTAGCAGAGCATTAAAACGAACAAGGCTTTCTTCAATTAACGCTTTTGAAAAAAAAGTTTCAATCAAATTGTTTGCAATTGCGCTTTCATTGCCTGACTGAGCAGTAGCAACCATGTCCAAAAGAACTTTTCCTTGGAGTGCTGGTTTGCAGTGAAATTCCTCCCCATGGAGTTTGAAAGAAAGGGGTTCTGAAACTTTGTCACCAGCACCAAAATCCCTAAATCTTGTATTTGTCATCTTTGTTTTTCCTCGTTTCTCGTGTGTCTTTATCTACTATTGACATAGTAAACTGCTAACTATTTTACCAACTTTAAGTTGTCAGTAAGATAGCGATTTGCCTTTGTTCCAGGGTGCATAACTGCGTGGGCATAAACCACACGGCCCCTGCTAACAAACCTAAGTACCGTTGCCCTATCGGGAACGATGATATGAGGCTTAGTTCCCTCATGATGAAGTAGTGCATAGTTCAAAGATGAGCCAATTTTTACAAATTGACCTCTAGAATCACGCAAGTGGCGCATATGAATAGAAGAACGAAGTGCTCCAGTTCTAACTCCAACTTGAGCCTTAGCAGCAGCCTGAACTATTCTTCCCTTCTTCGCTAGATATTTTCCGACATCTCCCGAAGGGTTATTGAGCATAAAATCTAACTCTGTTTTTCTAATAACTACTGTTGCCATTTTACGGAACCGCCGCAGTCAGGGTCAAAGTTACAGTTTGAAAACCACCTTCAGGGGCAGCAACTTCAACAGTTGCGATAACTCCAAGGCCAAAGCCAGAGGCCTCCCAAGTATCTAACTGAGAAGCGCTATCTAGTAAAATCCATGCATCATAGGCAGTAATTTCTGAAGAACTTTCTATTGTTTCAGCAGAAGGTGGTCTACCGTTTTGACCAACTACTGGCACTGCCCTTGATACGGAAACATTAATTGTCGCACTCCGTGGGTCGCTACATCTACGAGGCTGAGTCGCTTCATCACCTGGAGCACCAACATACATCTGCACAAAAGAAACAACTACTTGTTCGCAATCAACTACAGGTTGACCTAGTGTGTAGTATCTACGCAGAGGAAGTGGCATAGTGTAGGAAGCGTAAGAAGTGACAACTTGAGTAAGAACTGCGTCTAAAAATACAGCAAGATTTTTGGCACTGCTACTAACAGTTGCCTTATTTATTGCTGTCGACATTTGTCTCTCCTACTTGTTGTATATATCCTACTTGTTGTATATATCCTACAGTGTATAAATTGGCTCTACTCTTGTGTAAAGTTCAAATGATACGTTTGCTGTAAGTAGGTTAATTACTTCATCAACAGCAGGATTTCCCAAACTAGGTCGAGTGCAGTAGATGTCATAAACACCAGGCTCTCTTGGACCAATAATATCTAATATTTGACTATAAGTTGGAGAAATAGTTATGATTCCATTAACACGGCTGAGACTAATAGAGTTTTCTAAATCCTCTGACTTTGTGTAAGAGTGATCAGATACAGTCAAAGACACTTCCCATGACGCGTCGTCTTCTAAGAATTCTCCATTTATTTCATTTAAATAAAGAACTAGCGATGCACCAGAAGTAAGAACTTTCAGGTCATAAGGAGTCTCTGTTAGCTGATATGGCTTAGGAATAGGACGACGTGCTCTAGGAGTGTCAGGGCTAAATACCTTTGCTTTTGCTCTTGCTCGGTCTGGATTAGTTGTTTTTAAAAATAGGTCTACAGCATATAGACCAGTTCTAAGTTCATCAATAAAATCTTGATTATCTAAAATTGTATACGAAACACCTTGGCGAGCAACAGAGGTTACACGTTGAGGTAGGGCGCAGGTATCATCATTTTCATACAACTTAACAAGTTCAATGGCAAGTAGTCGAGCAGCAGCTTTTCCTGCTATCGGTGGTGGTGTTCCATATGAATAAGTAACTTCAATATTAGAAGATGTCCAGCTAGCCCCAGGGGTAGCAAGAATTGTTGAGTGCTCTACTAGATAGTAATCTCTTGGGTCTATTACAAGACCATCTCTATCTCTTAGCGTGTGAACTCTTATTACTTTACGACCACGAAGGCGTACACGAGTGCTTGCAGACGTTCCATCGCCTGAAAAGTCATCTTGTTGGTAAGGTCCTGAACCATTTAGTCTGATATTTTCAACATTTCCCCTGACTAAAGTAGGGGAGTATGTAAGCATAGAGGCGCCTGTGCGGATGTAAGGGTCATAGGAAGAGACATATCGCTCGGTAACAGTTGTTACGCCAGAGTATTTTCTCCCAGACATGCCCCAGAGCAGGTACGAGGCTGTTTTTACAGCATCATATGCATACTGAGACTCTGCGTAAGTAGAGCCAAGTTCGTTAACATCTACCCAAAGATTACCCATTGTCTATACCAATCCTAAAAAGTAAGGGCGAACAACGGCTAGTTGTATCAATGATACGACCGACACGTCGTCCGCCCTTCTTCTTATTTATATTAAGAGGTTGGATCCTCTGATGAAGCAATAATGAAGTCAACATCGTTGTCAGCATTATATGAACTGCTACCAGGTACGTTATACGCAGTAGTAGATCCTTCAGAGGCGAAGTCTGTAACTGCGTAGTAACCATAATCAAGAAATGCAGTACCAGCATCACCAGCAGAGGCAATAGTTCCGCTTGTTGTAGTGGTAAATGTAAAGGTTGTTGTTGTTGGAACTGCAGTAATTGTTCTAACACCGTTAAGTGCTGTTGCATTTGTAACACTAATTGTTACAACATCTCCTACACGGAATCCGTGAGCAGTAGATGTTCCA